CTGGCTTAAAATTTTATTAATTGTCTTATATTAGTATGGCGGGGACTATTCAACTCGAGTCTAAAGGTCTTCTGGACTTATACACGACTCAAGACCCCGAGTTTACCTTTTTTAAAGAAAACTTCAAGAAGCATTCGAACTTTTCTTTACAATTTATCGACATTCCTTCTGATAAAGACGTAGAGTATGGTGAAATACACAGGTTCAATATACCGTATGACCACTGTGATGTTTTGAAAGGGGTCAACCTCATGTTTAGTTTGCCGGATATAGTATTGGCTGATGGAGTTGATGAACAAAGAGACTACATATACGGTGAAGCGTGTAATTTCATAGACTACATTACTCTTTCTGTCGGTGGCACAGTTATACAACACATCACGACCGAATATTTGGATCTGTACGCAGAACTTGAATACCCAACTACGAAACAAGTCAACTTATTCGACCTGTCCATGAGAGATGTGAGTTCCAGCCCAGCCGTAGTGAATAGTAGAATTTCAAAAACGAGACCTTACCCTAGACAGCTTGGTGGGGATGTTTGTATAGAGATTCCGTTTTACTTTCACAATCATCCAGAGCTCGCTCTACCAGTTTGCGCACTGACGAGACAAGAGATTGAAGTGGAGGTGAAGTTCCGCAACGTTGAGGAGTGCATATGCATTTCTCAACCGCAGATACAGGAGTTCGAGGGTTTCCTTGGAGCCAATGTGGAAGACCTGGTCACCTATAAGCCCTATGATTTGAGATTATCTACTGAGTGTGTATTTTTGGATCCCGTGGAGAAGATTAAAGTCATGAACCGTGAACATGAGTTTGCAATCACACAAATACAGTATAATGATGTGTTGGTCGACGAAGACGACGGGAATCAAAAACCAGAATTTAAGACTCGTCTGACTTTCACAAACCTGGTTCAAGAGCTGTACTTCTTCGTGATGTACACGGAGAACAACGCGTTTGGTGGAACTTCAAACTATAATGAAATACCTATCATCTCAGATGGAGTCACTCAAGTAGACCCGGCTTTGAAATATGAACACATCAACTACGTGACACTCTCCCTTGACGGTGAAGAAATTTTGGATGAGCACACAGGATCACCCCACTTTTTAAGGATTCTTCAGCCGAGACTCCATCACAGGAACACACCCATCACTAGGAGATTCTATTCTTATAGTTTTGCGTTGTATCCATACGAGAGTGACCCATCGGGCCACGTCAATTTTAGCGTTGTGAAAGAACCTATATTACACGGAAACCTGTTCTCCAGTAAGCATGAGGATGGCGATACTGGGAACTATGCCTGGCATAATAGACGTTTTCATATACTGGCTAAAACGATGAACTTTGTTCGCATCAAAGATGGTGTCATGTCACAAGTTTTTGATTACATGACTTAGTGAACAAGTTCTGTTTGTTGTTATAGATATAGTCGATGATGTTATTCTTGATACACCATTTGATGAAATTCAGTTGAGCGAGAGTAGTCTGAATTTCTTGAGATGATTCGGGGATCTGATAGGTAAATTTCTCAGCTCTGCAAAATGGATCGAACAGTTTCTTACTGTATCCATCCAAGCTAGATTTATAGGCACAGTGGACTGTAAAAAGTTTACCGTCTTTGGTTTTGAAGGATGTGTTATTCTTTTTGGCGTAGTTGGTGATGAACCACTCGAGATTTCTTAACGAGATCCCACTAGATTTATTCAAGATGGTCAGTAGTTTATTCCTGTTATATTCGTCAGTGTAGAATTGGTTGATTGATGATAGCAGAATGCTTGTTTTATTCATTGAAAAGTAAACGACTCAAATCTATAAGTCCCTTTTGTTCGCAACCCGGGCACCCCGGGACGTTCATTTTTTCGGGCCCGTGGTTGTGTAGCTGTTGACTGGGTAGTTGTCTCGGTTTAATTTTTTCACCCTGTTGCTGGTGAAATTTACAGTATCCATTTTCACCAGCCTTGAACTTGCATCTAAAGTCTCCACCTTCATCCTTATTCTTCTTCTTTCCTCGACATCGCTCTTCACCACTTATTTGGGGAATGTCACGCAGCAGCAACTCCAGCGGAATCTGGTGCTTCTTTGAAATATTTTCGAGAGTTTTCGAGAGCTGTTCGGTATGATACGTTTCCACACCCTCTTCCACGAGTTCACAAACAAGCTCATTGAGTTCGTGTTCAATCTCACCGGGAAGTTGACGGAGTAAAATTTCCTTAGTTTTCTCAATGACTAACTTGGTCAGTCTCGTCATTCTTATGTTTACTTTGCTCGTAATGTTTAAATAGATCATCAACAGAGTTTTGACGATCTCTAAATTCTTTAATACGTTGCTTCAGTTCTGCGACTTTACCAGTGTCATCTAGGTTTAATTTTTTACATTCTTCAACGAGTTGCTCCTTCTTCATGGTGCTTATGGCGGGTTCCCTCTTCTTCGGTGGGGGTTTGTGGGCATCTATGATTTCCCCAAAAATTTCTTGTTTGACGTTGTCGTAGAGTGGATCGAGAAGGTCACACACGGGGTTCAAGAATTTATTAACGAAGTAGTAGTGATAGTCAACCGGGATATTATTCTCCTCGACATACTTGGGATCCTCAGATTTTTCAAACGCCTTAGCCTTTGGATCATTCGTTTTTGTGAGAAGATAGGGCACCCTGTCACCAGATTGTGGTTCAGAACCGGGTTTACGTTCTCTCATTTTATTCACCACTTGCACATGTGCTTGATTGATGAGCACACTTTTTGATCCCGTCACGGATACAGTCTCACCGTTGACTTTGTAGCTATCTGAAAGAGACTGACTCAAGACGAGCTTTTCATTGGGAACTTCTCCGGAGAGCAACTCATTAGCTCTTTCCCTTGCTAGGTGTTTGGGTGGATCTGTGTCCCCAGAGGTCAGGATAACGTCTAAAAGTTCTTTACAAACTTCTCTCATGTGAGGGGTATTATCCCGTCTAACAAGTTGTAGACCTTTCACGTCAACGTAATCCATGTTCATGTTCCCATCCTTACCCTTTGTCCAAAGCTTCGCGGCGTAACGCTTCTTGGAATACAAAAAATAGGGCCAGTACACCTTTTCAAGCTCCAGGTTATTGGGCTTTTTGAAGAGGGCCGAACACTCTTCCGCGGCTCTTTCACCGACTTCCCAACTATACTCAATGGCCTCCACTCCCTTACGATCACCGACGTCAAACTCCACCATCACAGAATCAGTGTCTCCATACCTGACTTTTGCTCCGGGGAAGTTCTTTTCCACATACGTTTTGGTCTCTTCAATCATCGCTCGACCACGACACGTGGTAGTTGAAGCAATGGGCACACAAGGTAGAATACCCTTCCCCGCCCCTGTAAAACCATAGACCGAGTTCATTGAAATCTTGTAGGCTAACTGCTTTCCATTGTAGACTTCCTTCATATATCCAGTTGCAGCTGCCATATCCTTTTTTGCCTTCTTGCGAAATTGTTTCAGTTCTGTTAGAATAGCTGGTAGCAGGCTTGGAACATCTTGCGCAAACTTGTATGTCTTGTCTCCAATCTTGAAAGTCTCATACGTGATTCCCTCGATGTTTCCATACCTCCTCTCATCCATGACATATGTGGAGTAGCACAAATTATGAGCTGTCATGATTGATGGGTATAGTGCTTCAAAATCCAAGGCAGTAATAGGTGTGTAATACGCCCCCTTTTGAGCTTCTAAAACCGTAGCTCCTTCGTATTGCTCCTCTGGGAGAGATCCATACTTAATTGTGGGAACCATATAGCCCAACTCTCGAGCTTTTTTGGACAATTGACTAAACACCTTGATTTGTTGACCTCTCTCAACCAGAAATGACATAGGAACCCACGTAGCTTTAGCCATCTCAACCAAGTTTAGCAGGATACACATCTTCTTCATGAGTTTGTGAGGTAAGAGGGTATCCTTGATACAGTAGTCAGCGACTTCACCCAACTTGACGGGATCTTCTTCGAGGAAGCGGGCGAACATTTCCTTTGGGGGCATGTCAATCTTCTGATCACCGAGATACAACTTCGAGACATTGTTCAGACTATACGAGTCTAGCTTGTATCCCTTTTTGACTTCGTGGAAAAGATCAAAGATGAATCGTCCAGGCATAGGAAGTAGTTTGAGGAAGTTGTCCCCGAGAGCGCTGGAGCTCAACTTCTTCTGAACCATGTGAGACTCTGTGTTTTTCAACTTTCCCAACTGGTAAAACTCGAGGCCGCACCCGTTCATGGCTGCCCGTCGGTAAATGTATTCAAGATCAAATCCAAAAATGTTCCACCCAGTCAGGATATCGATATCCTTTTTCTGGACGTAATCTTTGAAGGCGAGTAGAAGTTCCCTCTCCGTTTTGAAACTCACCACATCTTCACCAGTTGTGTTTTTATAACACAAACAGGTTTTCTCGTATGGTTCATCAGTTCCAAATTTACAGAGTGAAATGGCTATTTGAAAACAGGCATCATCCTTGACGTTGGGATCTGGAAATTTACCCGTGGAACTGTTACACTCGATATCAAAGGACGCCACGACAAACGGTGCGATGTCGTCACGGTCGACAGGCTTCAGATCACTCCACTCGTTACACCACAGATCGATATCTACGTTCGCGAGGTGAGACCTGATACATCTCGTCCCAGTATCCAGCCATCCAGTGGACTGAATACCAGTTCTGTGCATGAGTCTCAGGACGGGATCTATATTTGATTCGTATACGTGATAAGGTTTGAAGTCACTGTTATACATGAACACAGAATTGACTTTACGTCTCGCCTCCAGGTTCTTAAACGTCAGGTGCATGAAGAAAAATTCTTCATTGTTTTGAAAACCCCAGACATCTTTTTGCTTTGTCAAGGAATATCCGGTGAGACAATCCTTCTTCATCGAGTTTATC